ACAAAACAAAATACCACTGCTGATGTAAAACCAAATACACTAGGTAAAATGTTAAGAAGTTTTAAATTAGCATGAAACAATATAGGATCACATCAGATAACATAAACAAGGACAGTCCAGACGACTGTCATTTAGATCCTAACGATCCTATACAAGAAATTAAAATTCTTCAATATCTAGGAGGTATAAATGCACAAGGCAGATTGTACGAATACCGACTACAAAATCAACAGGCAGAACAAGGCAGTAATATTAGTGTAACAGGTAATGCCAAAGGCGAGTTGATGAAAAAACATAACATCAAACCTGGCACACCAGAATGGTTTAAGTTATGGTTTAGTTTACCATATCTTACAGGCGAAAAGCCCGTCGACAAAAGTCGATAAATATTGCATAATGGAGAAAACCAATGAGTTTTGAATTTGATTTTACAAGAGAAAAACTGGCTGCTTGCATCTATAAAAACAAGAACCCAGATCCTTGGTACGATGCGCTATACGAAAATTTACCTAAATTTGAAATCGTAACTCCGGCTCGCGTTGCTGGATTTGTTAGCCAATGTCAACACGAGAGTTTAGACTTTACTATATTACAAGAAAACTTAAATTATGGTGCTAAGGGGCTTGCAACTACATTTAAAAAATATTTTATAAGTGAAGATGCGGCCAAACCTTATGAACGTCAACCAGAAAAAATAGCCAATCGAGTTTACTCAAGTCGAATGGGTAATGGAGATGAATCATCTGGTGACGGATGGCGTTTTCGTGGTCGCGGTCTAGTACAGCTTACTGGGCGTGATAATTATACAGCGTTTAGTCGTGAATTCTTTGGTGATGATCACATAGTAGAAGACCCTGACCTAGTACGCACACCACCTTATGCTGTACTAAGTGCTTGCTGGTTTTGGAACAAAAACAAATTAAATCAATGGTGTGATGCTGGTGATGTAGTAACATTAAGTAAAAGAATTAATGGTGGTACTATTGGCCTTGATGATCGTATCAGTCACTGGAACCATTGTTTAGATATACTGGAAGCATAATGCTTTTAAGACAGCTTTTTGAAGTGGCTACGGAAGGATCTACCAGTGCTGGTAGCATTGCTGCCATACCTAATCCGCACGTAGCCATTGGCAACAGCAGTGCCAGAAAAGCATATGGAAATGGAGCTAATCCACATCCACCTAAGGCAAAACAACGCTTAAACCGCAATGGAACAGCGAAAAATGCCTTAGATATGGACACCAACATCTTTGGTGGAGAAACCATTAAACGATAAATATTACATTGAAACGGAGTTTTAACATGCACATCGATATGGAACCAATGAGAGGCCCAGAACACGACGACGAAGGTCGTATGGCCAAAGCGGACCTATACAAATTAGCTAATTATAGCCTTAAATTATTCAAACAATTAGACAACAGTCAACAACTTGAAGGTTGGGTACAAGCTAAAATTACTAAGGCAGCTGACTATATTGCCAGCGTATATCACTATATGGAATATGAGATGAAATTTAGTGAGTACGGACAGGCTATTGAAGACAGCGATGTGTATACAGAAAGCCAAAAACGTCAGCTAAAGAACAAGTTGTTTGAAGCTAAAGAAAAGATTAAAGATCTTAAGAAAGCACAAGCTGAAAAACTTAAGAAAAAAGAAAAGAAAGACATTGAAGAAGCAAGTGGATTCCGTGCAACAGATAAGAAAAAAGGCAAAGTAGAAAAGAGCGAAAAAAAACAATACTTTGTTAAGTTAGAAAAAGAAGGTAAAACTAAAGGTATGACTATGGTTGCCGATGAAGGCGAAACCGAAGGCGATATCCGTGATCGTGCTAAGAGAGACAATCAAGGATGGACCGTAGCCAGTGTTCGCGTTAAAGATTCTGGTAGCGGTGAAGAAGTTTCCGAAACTTTTATGCCTAATAAAAAGAAAGAAAAAGATGATCCAGTAACGGGCACAGTTAAGAAAGCAGGCAAACTTGTTGCTAAAGGCGTTAATAAAACAGTCGATGCTGCCAAAGATGCATTAAGTGATAAAAAAGTGCCAGAAGCTAGAATGAAAGATAAAAAATCCCAAGAGGGAAATAAGTTCACTGGTAATTTAATGAAGGCCCGAGCCGCTGGTAAAAAATCAGCTGACCTCGATGGTGATGGTGACATGGAAAAAGTCAAAGAAGATTTAAAATTATCAGGTGCGGCTAGAGCTGCTCGTTCAGCTGTTGCTCAAGACCTTGCTGGTGCCACAGCACCAGGTGCTGCTAAAGAGAATATGATGGGTGCTCTTGGCAAGGCTGCTGGAGCAGCGGGCGCGGCGGTTGCTGGTGCTCCACAAAAAACTGGTATCCCTGCTACTGCTAAAACAACAGTTCCTGGTCTAAGAGCTACACAGCAAGATTTAAAACAAGCTAACGCAAGTGCGGCTCTTGGTGAGAAAACTAAAAATAAAAAATCTAGTGAAAACATTGGTGCTGGTCTAAAACATATAGCAAAAGGTGCTGCCGGAGCAGTTGCTGGACATGCAGTTGGAAAAGCAATTAATCCAGCGTTAGCTCCAGCTGGTGCAGCGATTGGAAGTAAACTAGCAACTAGATAAGGTGATAACATGGACGTTAAAAAAGTACTTGAATTAATTGATTCTGTAGATCAGAAAAAACAAAATCTTACTGAAGGTAAAAACATGGCTCAAAATATGGTCATGCAACATTATACCAAACAGGAAATTAAAAGTCCTATTAAAAAACCAGTAAGCAGACTTAACGAGTACTTTAAAGTAGTAGACAACGAAATGTTAAATGTCATTAAAGAAGAACGTGAAGCAAAACGTGTCGAAGTCAAGTCTATTGTTAATCGCGTGTTAGAACGTTTGGATGAAGGTAAAAAAGCTGAAGAATCTAAACCACGTAACTTTGTTGCTAAAAATGCTAAGACTGCTGGTGCAGGTGCACACAAAGATAAAAAGCGAGCTGAAAAGCAAGGCGACTTAAAACATAAAAAAGAAAAAGTACCTATGGATGAAAGCGAACAGCTAAGTGAAAAAGCTGTTAGCAAAGCACAACAAAAATTTATGGGCATGGTACATGCTGCCAAAAAAGGCGAAAAACCTGCCAGTAAAGAAGTTGCCAAAGCCGCTAAAGGTATGAGCGGTAAGGCAGCAAAAGATTTTGCTAAAACAAAGCACAAAGGTCTTCCAGATAAAAAAATTGATGAAGTAGCAGGTCCAGAAAAATGTTGGCCAGGTCATAGAAAAGTAGGTACAAAACCTGGAACAGGTAAAAATGCAGGCAAACGTGTAAACGATTGCGAAAAAATTGGCGAGACTATAGAAGTAGGCAGTCCAGTAAAAGTATACAGTAACGTATTAAAGAAACCAGTATTAGGTACTGTAGTTGCTGTTAATGAAAGTAAAGTATATATTAACTATAACAATACAAAAATTGTTATGGGTCACCCAATTAATAAAGTTGAATTAAATGAAGCAGCGGCAGCGGCAGTTCCAGCAGCCGCTGGTATTGGATCTAAACTAGCAAGGTTTATTCCAGGGGTTGGTCTAGTAGCAGGCGGTTATGATGCTTACAAACGTGCTCAAGCAGGTGACTATACTGGTGCGGCGCTAAGTGCAGGTGCTGGTATTGCTGGTCTAGTCCCAGGTTTAGGTACTGCGGCAGCAACAGGTTTGCTTGGTGCTCAACTAGGCCGAGACAAGGCACGCACTGGTAGTTTCTTACCAGGCTATGATGAAATTGGCCAGGCTGCACAAAAAGGACAAGCACCAACGCCAGCACCGAAGCCAGCTCCAGGAAAAATTGCTAAGTGGCCCACAACTCCGGATGAAATCAAAGCGTTTCAAAAATCTAAAGGCCTTCAAGCTGATGGTCTTATTGGTAAAATGACGTATAAAGCATTGACGCAAGCTGGCCTTAAAGCGCCTGCTGGATTCCAAATGGCTCATGATAAAAATAATCAGTTATTACGTACACCTGCTCCACAGGCTGCGGCTACACAAACTGCGGCTGCGCCTGCTGCGGAACCTGCAGCGACTCCATCAGCTTAAAAAATTAGAGGAAAATTAAATGGATATCAGATCATTAATGTCAAAATTAGAAAGCATTGAGGCGATAAACGAAGCCTTAACGCTAGACCAAGTCACAGCCGCAGTTGGTCAAGAAAAAAACGAACAAAAACGTGCCGCAATACTAATGCAGATGGCTCAAAAGGAAAATCTTCCAGGTTTATATGACCCAGTAAGTGGATATTTTGTCAGTGCTATGCCTGATAGAGATCCAATGACCCAACAAGAACGACCAAGAATTAGTGCAACAGCTTCTAAAAGTTCAGACCAAACACTAGCACAGATGGGACTAGTTCCACAAAATGCTAGTACATCAACATTTTTAGGTCGTATGTTTAGGGGAGATCAAAAAGGTCAATACGATCTTGATACTAAACAAACTTCAAGAGATGCTAGAACACAACAGTTAATTGCTGATCTAGTTGGTAAAGCTGGTCCATTATTAGACAAATTAGAAAAAAAATATGCGGCACCAAAGACTGAAGGTATTTTTACCAGCGGTATTGCTCGCGCACTAGCAGAAAGTATTGGATACAATTTAATTGAAGCAGAAGCTCCAGTAAATAACCAAACTAGTAGTTATACAGGTGCTACAGGTGCAGCCCCAGCTGCCGCTGAAGAAGATCCGGATCTAAAAGCATTACAAGCAATTATGATGCAATTAAATGACATATCTGATCCAAAAGTAGAACCAATTAAAGATCGTTATGCGGCATTATTACAGATGATGGATACTGCTAAAAAAGCTGCCGCTGACAAAGCAGAAAAAGATAAACAAGCGGCTGACACTAAAACAGCACAAGCTGAAGCTGACAAACTTACAGCTGAAGGATTAAAGAAAAAAATTGAAAGATTAAAAGAATTGTTAGCTAAATTAAAAACTAAAAAAGAAGGCGGTAAGCCTGGTCAATCAGCAACACCTGTTCCAGGGGGCAAAGTTGAAGATCCATTAGCTAGAGACGATGCAACTAAAAACGCATTACCTAAAGGAATGGCTAAAGAAGGATTAAGCGAAAGTGAAATTATTGCTAATTTACGTAACCGTTTAGCAGAGTTAGATCAAAAACAGGATAATCAACAAGTCGATGAATTTTTAGGCGCTATAGGTAATTTGGCCAAAGGTGCTTTGAACGTTGGTAGAAATTTTGTTGGCGGTGTTGGTGGTAGAGCGGCTGCAGGTACAGTTAGAACTGCTGATGAATTAGCTGCCGCGCAAAAAGCAACTAATGCCGCAAGAGTAGCGGCTGGTAAAAAACCACTGTCTCCAGCACAACTAGCTCAACAGGCTAAAGCAGGAATTGGCACTGTTAATCCTGCTACTAAGGCAGCACAAACAGCTAATGCGGCAGGTAAAGTAATTAGAGCTAACCCAGGCAAAACAGCATTAGGTACACTTGCTGGTGGTACAGCTTTAGGTTATGCATTAAACAAAGACAATTCAAATCAAGACGTTACTCCAACACCAGGACCAGGACCAACACCAGGACCAGCTCCGGCTCCAGCTCCAGCTCCGGCGCCCGCACCAGCGCCCGCACCAGCACCAGGACCAACTCCACAAGAACCAGGTGATGATCCAGATATGCAAGAAATTGGACAACTAATGAGTGATATTGGTCAATATACAAATCCTCAAGAAAGTCCTGCTGATGCTGTAGAGATGGCTACAAAATCTCTAGCAGATGCTCAAGAAACATTAAAAGCGTTGGGCTACACGCCAGAATAACATCAATGGCAGGTTTATCCTGCCATTTTTGTCTTTAAAATTTCTAAACACTTGACTTACACACATAAGTAATATACAATAAGGCTTATTTTAGGAGTATTAACATGTCAAGAATGTACGGACCAGAAGAAAAGGCAAAATTAGAACGTTTAATTAGCGAAGGCAGCACAGTATTGCGTGAAGTTGAAGATTTGAATGAAGGTCTTAAAGAAACTGTAAAAGCAGTTGCAGAAGAATTAAATATCAAACCCAGTGTTATTCAACGTGCAATTAAAATTGCGCATAAAGGTGATTGGAGTGCGCACAATGAAGACTGGAGTGAAATTGAAAATATTTTAGAAATAACTAAAAAAATCTAAGATATTTAAAAAGGAAAAGGTAAGCAGGGCCATAATCCGCACATTTGGTATTTGCAAGCCGTAAATTGCATATGGAGAATAGATGAGCTATGTAGACGCATGGTTCGACCGCGAAAATGACGTTGTCAAAGTGGTTGAACGCAACAAAGACGGCAAAAGAGAATATAGAGATATTCCAGCCCGTTACACATTTTACTACGAAGACCCTAAAGGTAAACACCAATCAATTTATGGTAAACCTGTAACTAGAGTTGTATGTAAAACACAAAAAGACTTCCACAAAGAACTTAAAATCAACAGTCATAAAAAGATTTATGAAGCTGATATTAATCAAATTTTTGTTTGTTTAAGTGAAAATTATTTAAACAGCGAACCTCCAAAACTACACGTAGCATTTTTTGACATTGAAGTAGACTTTGACCCAGAACGTGGTTACGCATCGCCTGACGATGCTTTCATGCCTATTACATCCATTGCAGTACACTTGCAATGGTTAGATACGTTAATTTGTTTTGCAGTTCCACCAAAAACACTGACCAAAGAACAAGCACAAAAAACTATAGATGGTATTCAAGACACTATTCTTTTTGATACCGAAGCAGAAATGCTAGATGCATTTTTAGATCTCATTCAAGATGCAGACATTATCAGTGGCTGGAACAGCGAAGGATATGACGTACCTTATACTGTTAATCGTGTTACCAAAGCATTAAGTAAAGAGGACACAAGACGTTTCTGTTTGTTTAATCAATTTCCTAAACGTAGAGAATATGAAAAGTATGGCAAAACTGCTGTAACTTACGACTTTGTAGGTCGTGTACACTTAGATAGTTTAGAACTATATCGCAGATATACTTATGAAGAACGTCATACATATCGATTAGACGCCATTGGTGAAATGGAAGTTGGCGAGAAAAAAGTTGCCTATGAAGGCACACTGGATCAATTATATAACAATGACTTCCGTAAGTTCATTGAATATAACAGACAAGATACTGCCTTGCTAGATAAACTAGACAAAAAATTAAAATTTTTGGATCTTGCTAATACACTAGCACATGAAAACACAGTACTATTACAGACTACAATGGGTGCTGTAGCAGTTACAGAACAGGCTATTATTAACGAAGCACATCGAAGAGGATTTGTTGTTCCTAGCAGAACTAAAATGAGTGAACGTGAAGATACTGCGGCTGCTGGTGCTTACGTTGCTTATCCCAAAGAGGGTATTCAAGACTGGGTTGGTTCATTAGATATTAACAGTCTGTATCCGTCAGCTATTCGTGCATTAAACATGGGTCCAGAAACTATTGTTGGGCAACTGCGTCAAACAATGACTGAAGAATACTTACAAAATTTACAGGCCAAAGGAAAAAGTTTTGCAGCCAGCTGGGAAGGCAAGTTTGGCAGTTTAGAATACGAAGCCGTAATTAATAAAGAAGTTGGTACAGAAATTATTATTGATTGGGAAGAAGGCGGCTATGACGTCTTAAGTGCCGCAGAAGTACACAAATTAATTTTTGAAAGTAACCAACCATGGATGATCAGTGCTAACGGTACTATCTTTACATATGAAAAAGAAGGTGTAATACCTGGACTTCTTAAACGTTGGTATGCTGAACGTAAAGAGATGCAGGCCAAACTAAAAGATGCTATTAAAGCGGAGAATAAAGTTGAAGAAGAATATTGGGATAAAAGGCAGTTGGTTAAAAAGATTAACCTTAACAGTTTGTATGGTGCTATTCTTAATCCTGGCTGTAGGTTTTTTGATAAACGTATCGGTCAGTCAACCACACTTACTGGACGCCAAATTGCCAAACATATGGCTGGCAAGGTAAATGAAATAGTAACTGGTGATTATGATCATATAGGCAAAGCCATTATATATGGCGACACTGACAGTTGTTATTTTAGTGCATATAAAACATTAAAGAAAGACATAGATAGTGGCGCACTGCCTTGGAATAAAGAAACCGTAGTATCATTGTACGATCAAATTGGTAATGAAGTCAACAATACCTTCCCACAATTTATGTTAGATGTATTTCATTGTCCAAAATCACGAGGTGAAGTTATTAAAGCTGGTCGTGAAATTGTTGGCAGTAAAAGTTTATTCATTACTAAGAAACGTTACGCAGTTTTGTATTATGATAAAGAGGGCAAACGTACAGACGTTGATGGGAAACCTGGTAAAATTAAAGCCATGGGTTTGGATCTTAAACGCAGTGACACACCTGAATTTATTCAAGACTTTTTAAGTGATGTTCTTGAAATGGTCTTGACTGGCAAAAGCGAAAAAGAAGTATTAGATTTTATTACAAAATTTAGAACAGAATTTAAGAGTAGACCAGGGTGGGAAAAAGGTAGCCCAAGACGTGCCAACAATGTTACTGAGTATGATGCTAAAGAAAAAAAGCAAGGCAAAGCAAACATGCCTGGTCACGTTCGTGCTAGTATTAATTGGAATACCTTAAAACGTATGCATGATGACAAATATAGTATGAACATTACTGATGGGGCAAAAGTTATTGTCTGCAAACTTAAAGATAATCCTTTGGGCTATACTAGTGTTGCGTATCCCGTTGACGAACTACGTTTGCCACAATGGTTTAAGGATTTGCCATTTGATCATGATGAAATGGAAAATACTATTATAGACAACAAACTAGAAAACTTAATCGGTGTTCTAAAATGGGATATAACCAGCACTATAGAAAAGAACACATTTAATAAATTATTCGAGTTTTAATATGAAGATAATTGTTGCAGGTTACGGGTATGTAGGAAAAGCAGTAAAAAATGCTTTTAAAAACAAACATCAAGTTGAAGTTGTTGATCCTAAATACACTGGTAACAAAATAAAAGATTTTATGGATGCTGATGGATTAATTATTTGTGTTAATACTCCACCATCGCAAAATGGTGATTGT